TTGAAATGTTTGTCTGCGGGTTGGCCGCTACCGCATAAGAGTTTGGAATGTGCGATGAATAGTATATGGACGCAAACCCGCCAGCGCTTCCACCATATAAAATAGTGCGATTTTTTCCGAATTGATCGGAAAATTCTTTTAGAATTTCTCCCAGAACCTGTTGTAAATTGAAATTTTGATCGCCTGTGTACCAAGCGACTGTCAAATCATCTGAAAGCATTAAGCTAGGGTCGCTAACCATTAGAATATTGGCGTCAACCTTTCCAATCGCTCCGTTACCCGAAAAAACAGGCAAAACAGTGTCCTTTGTTCTAGATATGGCGGCATTAAAGAAAACAATCAGATTATCACTTTTATTTGGAACCCAATTGAAATCAATAACATTCTCATCAATGGACAAACGCATTCTCCCTTTACTTGTATGTGCGAATTCAAGCATTTCCTGTCTCGAATTTATTATTTTCGGTTGGACATCCTTCAAAACAAACCCCCCCCAAGAAAATATAAATTCGACACCCTCACACTAATTCCTTTAATCCTTTAAACAGAATCCCTGTTTTTATAGCAAATTATCGGCAACTATTTTTGGCTCCACACCACCATCTGATAAAGGGCTAGTTGCAGCTGTCAAAATGTTTTTTGAAACGATATAGTTTGAGTTTGACGATAATGTCCTAATCCCCTGATCTATCGAACCTTCATCCTTAACTATAAGAGTGTTACCACTTATAATCATATCATTACCATTTCCTACACTTATTGCCCGAATCATAGATACCTTGGTTGCGACAATAGTATTGTCAATTATCTTTGATCCGTTACCAGTAGAAAGTATCCCTACATTGTTACAGTCAACAAGATAGTTCCCCTCTACAGTACTAGCGTCTATAGCCCTTATCCCTTCCGTTGCACTTCCACTTATTGCAATGTTTTCCAAGCGATTATTACTAATCGTTGAATTGACCCCAGCTCTAATCCCGCCACCACTGTCCGTCAAATAGTTGTCGCTTATCACACACTCAGGGACGTTTACTAAGTTCACTGCCGTTGTCAGGGAAATGTTTCTCATAATATTTCCTGTAATAATGTGTCTATCACTATCATCTCCTTTAATTGCTTGTGGGGCATTTGATATTTGATTGTTAGAAAAAATATTATATTGAGCATCCAGCTCTGGACCCATCGCAACATGATCGATGTTATCCACAATATTACCAACGACAAGCACATGCTCTACTTTTTGTTCTGGGTCTGAATTGAACCTACCAGTTCGTATCCCCCATCCATTTCCGTGATTACGAATTATATTCCCTCTTATTTCAGAATGAGATCCTTTACAGGTAATAGCATTGCAGTTAGCTATTACTCCGTTATCTATAAAATAATTATCAATTATCTTCGAATATTTTGCACCCAATTCGAGAATTAGACAATAAGAATATGAATTTTTAATCACGACATTCTGCATCACAAATTGTTCGGCATTAACCACAACAAGAGCATGTATATTGCTTTGATTGTTTTTATTACCATCCAAAGTCACATTTTGAATTGTTACACCCTCGCTAACTATCTCGAACAAGCCGGTGTTCGAGTAGTTTTCGAGCTTAAAAATGGCACCTACACCGTCAATGGTAAGAGGTTTATCAATTATAATTCCTGATAATTCATAAACCCCCGGCGGGAAATAAAGAAGAGCGCCCGTTGAAGCATCACTAATCGCACCTTGAATGTCTTGTTTGTTAGTCCCGTACTTTTGCTTAACGTTTATGATTTCTGTTACAGTTTCCGCCTTATGCGCAGCAAACTGAGCTTGCATATCTCTAGTTACATCTCCAGCTACGTTAATCTCGCGCTGCGGTGTGTAACTAGGATCCACAGTTCTTATATCCACAAGCTCCGGATCTTTATCCGGTCCGCCACCAACGATGATATTATCAACACGCTGACCGACGTACTCAACTGCTGCCTCGCGATCTGCGATCTCTTGATCAAGATCGACACGCAGCTGGTCGACATCCTGTTCGACCTTGTCAAAGCCGTCATTGATCTTTTGCCACTCGTCTTTGATTTTATTGCTCCCGACCAGATTAGCGTAACGGTTTGCCATTGTCTTGTTTCGCCTCCTCTATGACTTTGAGATGTCCGTTGATCGCCTTCGACAGCTCTATAAGGGTCTCACGCTCTCGGCCTGGCCACGCTTGCAGCACATGAGCGATCACGGCGCACAGCTCGGGCACTGGCTGAGAGATGTCGATCTCGGCGTGCAGCACATGAGATATCTTAGCCACAGTCGATCAGTCCTTTCTAGGTATAATAAAATGACGCCCCGTTAGGAGCGTCTCTGTGTATGGGGGTTATTCGGTTGTCTGAAGCTCTGATATTTTTTGTTCGAGATCTTCTATAATCTTCTCGAGGTTGGCTATATCATCTCGTTGTCTCTGTATGATACTCTCCTCTACCCCATTTTCTATATCTACTTCAAGCAGATATTTAAGGGTCGCCAGCGTATTCTTTTTAACGGTAATCGCAGCTTCCAAAGAATTGATATATTCATCATTAGCACCACTTTGCTTTCCATTTCGTGTAGACATCACTTCATCATTGGACGAATTCGGAGTCGTTATTACCACTTCACCGTTCATCCACGCTACCTCTTTTCCTAGAGATTCTGCAAAGGCTCGCACAGGCGCATAGGTCGTACCCCTAAGCCCGATCGCTTCGACCGACAAATATTCTCCGTCCAGATTCACCTTTACAGTCGTTTCAATCTTAGCCCCAATCAAACTGTCTGCAATCGCGTTTACAGGCAGAGCTATGCACAAACCGACGACCAACCCGATCACAAACCTTTTCATCTCTCATAATCACCCCGTACTGTTATTTTTCAACATTATATCATATATACGGAGCGTGACCATAGAGGTTGCACTACGAAAGAGACGAGATTGCAATCCAAATGTCATTAAGCTCCTGCTGGAGAGTCTTCCCGTTGCCGTTGCTGTAGATAGCATTCCAGTTGTCGAACTTGACTTTTCCCGCTCCCGTGCTGTATAGCCATAAATCACCGCTCGATCCTATAGCTATATGCCTACCTGATGTGGTTAAGACAGCTAAATCTGTGCTCGTAGGGTATATTAGCGCATTCCCCCCAGCCGGAAAGTTGAATGTTAATGTTGGCACACCGGCGGAACTAGCGGCAATCGTAAAGCGGTTGTTAAAACCAGCCTCTGCAATCAAGAGGTTTGAAGTGGAGTTGAGTTCAATCCTCGGATAAATGCCCGACGATGCTGTCTGAATCGTGCCACCGGTTATAACAGGGCCAAATATTGACCCGCCGTTAATGATTGATCCCGTAATCGTCGATCCCGTAATCGTACCACCGCTTATCGTAGACCCGCTAATGCTGCCGCCGATGATCGCGCCGGCCTCAACGGTACCCGTAAACGTCCCGCTGGCAGCTTGCAGATGACCGTCAAACACATAGCGGTTGTTGACCGCATCAAAGTACAGTCTCCGCTGACCGCCCTGATAAAACGCAAGCTCATCCGCATTAAACACAGCCTTGGCTAAGCCATCCTCGCGTTGTACTACGATACCCTCGGTGCGGCTATGAGTGACGCCGTAGTAAGGCTTACCGTAGCGGACAGCGTTTTGATTGAGCCGCTTAACAGCAGCGGTAAGCGATCCGTCGATATCAAATTCGCTCTCCTGCTCGCTGATGGACGGTGCCTCAATCGTCATGCCGAGACCGCCCTTAAAGGTAAAAGTCTGTCTCAAGATCAATGTGTGATACGTCTCTGTACCGTCCCAGGTAATGTCAGCATCCTCCCATGCGAGATCCGCATCCTCCCACGGGAAGGACTCGGACTTGACAAAGGTGATCCTGTCGCCATGCTCTAAGTGTGGATAGCCGCGGCAATCCATCTCGATAGGCACGTATGCAAACCCGCTTATTTGCTGCAAGAGTGCATCTGTCATATCCTGCGTCATAAGCGGATTAGTCATGTACAGCGTGTGGTTTTCATCACCATCTCCGGCTTCATACGCCAGTTGCTCATCCTCGTCATAGATAACAACCAAGCGTGTGTATTTTTTAGGCGGATTAAGCTGACGCACACGCATGTAATCCGATTCGTCAAGCTCATATACAGGCGTTTCGTTTGCCGCGTATTTGCGCCAACTAACAGCGCCTGTGCGACTCATTTTGACGCTAGCACCGTGCACTCCCGCGATGTAACTCATCACTTGACGGCATGTAAAGCCAGTAGGCGCGGCGTTAAGTACATGCGGATCTATTTGTACAGACGAGTCGTAGATAAGTCCTGACTGTGCACAAACCTCGTCCCACACCTGCTGCATAGTGGCGGGATAGTCGAGTCCCGACACGTATTGGATGTCGGCATATACCAAACCGTCATAGCAGTCCAAGACCAGGATGTCATGCACGCGCTCACGGTTGTTGATATAAAATACGCCGAGCGGGATCCATTCTGTTGTTCCACCCTCCCATGCAAGGTTTGCATCATCCCATGCAATGTCTGCCGAGTCCCAGGTTAAAGAGTCGGCAAGGAGACCGATGTATGGGACAACTTGCGCATTGTTAGGGATATCATCATAAACCCGCCTTAGCGTAAGCGTTAATTTAGAAAAAACTGCTGTGCCAATTGCAAATTCGTCTGATGGCGCTACGTCGTTTTGTATGTCAAAGTCCACGATCGAGTCCATGCCGTATTCCACGCCGTCTATTTCTACTTTGGCGACCCACTCTTGCCCTCTTTGGTTTAAAAACAGCTCTGTCTCTTTTGATATAGGTATCATAGCATCATCGCTCCGTCAGCGTGATCTGCAACCCCTCCCACATAATCATGCCATTCCTCTCAAAAGGGATAGCAGCAGGACGGTTGCCCACATAAAACCGTTTGGTGACAACCGCCCCCTCCATGGGATCGGGATAGGTAAAATCAAAAAAGACGTCCTGCATAGCTTTAAGGACGCCTGATATTTGATCATTTGTGAGTGGCGGAAATGTCATTTCGATTTGTCGTTTAACAGCCACCCTAGCGCGGTTTAGTGTGCCATCAGACGTGCGTGTTGTCGCGTCTGCGTCGTCCAGGTCCATGATGGTGACGGTAAACCCGCCAGGAGCGGGATAAGCGGCGATCTCTTGACCGTTTATATACAATTTCATACAATCACCTCACACGCGGAATGGTAACTGCCCCGTGCGTCTTTGCTCATCGCGGATTACATCTATAGCCGCACGACCAATCTCACTCCGAGAGATTACGGCTTGGATGTATTTGAGATCCCTTATTGCTTGCTCGACACGACCAAGAGCGGCAAGTACATCGCGGTTTCCGCCGCTGGTCATGATCGCTTCTAATTTTGACAACGGCGCGATAACCTCAGGGTCCGTCCTTGCGCCAGGGTTGTCACCAACCATCGCCAATGTTGGACCAAAGGCAAGACCGCCCCTTGCTAACCGCGGGATCTCAGGGATGTTAATACCAAAACTTCCGACGCCAGTCAGATCCTCAACCCAGCCAGGTAAGTCGACCTTGACCTTGTTAAGTTGACGGATAAGCCAATTCATGGCGTCAATGATGATATTGATTGCGCCCTTAAAAAGAGCCACAATTCCATCCCAGATGCCGCCAAAGAAGTACTTGATGCCGTTCCATGCTTTTTTCCAATCACCTGTAAAAACCCCAGTGATAAAGTTCATTAATCCAATAAAAGCTTTTTTGACACCATCGATGACTCCGCCGATAGCCTTGAATACATCGTCCAAGACCATCTTGAACGTACCGCCGATGAACTCAGCTAACGGTTTCAGGACATTCTGCCAGAGTACTTTGAAGATGTTGACAAGTTCCGTCAGCACGCCTTTAATCAGATCGCCTAAGAACTTCGCGAACGGCTTCAACACTTTTTCCCAGAGGAATGTCAGCACTGCTGACACAGCTTCGATTGCAGGACCTAGCATCTCGCTCAACGCCTTACCGAGCGGGACGAGAACATTCTCCCAGAAGGATTTCGCAACATCGGCCACGAATTGGAAAGCGACGCCCAAAACATCGACCAGCACTTCCCCCACCGGCACAAAGACGTTTTTCCACAGCCACACAAAAAACTCGCCCACAGGTTTAAGGATGTTGTCGTAAATCCATCGCAAGGCCACGGATAAAACATCCCACGCTTGCACAAACGCCGCCGCGATCCACTCGCCGAAGGGCACAAGGACATTTTGCCATAGCCATGTCGCTGCCTCGCCGATCTTGCGAAATATACCATCGACAAAACCTCTAAACGCCTCGTTGGTCTCGTAAAAATAGACAATCGCGGCAACCGCAGCGCCAATCGCGGCTACAACCAATCCGATCGGTCCCAGTGCTGCGGTCCAAGAGGTGGTAAGTGCTGTGCGCAGTACGTTTAATGCACTAACAATCCCGCTAATAATCGATGTCCAATTTGTTGCAACAAAGTAAGTGACAAATGCGGCGCTAATACCTGCAAGAGCCGCTTTTATAGCCGCGGAATTGTTTTGGATAAAATCCCTTAGTTGACCAAAGGCACTCTTAACCTTTGCAGCCATCTCAGCGGCTTTTGATGACACATCGTCCATGGCTCCGGTTATCGTGTCCAGCGCCCCTGTATCCACATCACTTTCAGCCGGCACAAGCCCACCAATAGCTCCTGCGCCAACCGCCGATGGCGTCGTGCCCCCGACAAGGTTAAGCTCGTCAAAACCCGCCACAGCACCCTTGGCTTTCTTGCCTGCTTCTTCATACGCTTCCCCTAAATCAGTAACGGCGGATGCTTGGTTTTCCGCCGCTTGTGTTTGTTTAGCGGTGTTATAACCAAATAAGGCTTGCATAAATGCGGCAATATAGTTGACTACATTTGCAAGAGCAGTAGCCATACGAGTGAGGGCTGGCAGCACGCTGTTGTAAATCGGCAAAAACGCTTGCCCAAGTGCAAGTTGTACGTTTTTAAGTTGGGCCACAAACGCGGATTGACGTGTTGCAGTGTTTTGCACAAGCTCAAGACCGTACTTAGTCGCCGTTTGCTCTAGGATTGCAAAGTAACGGATGGTTTGCTGTGTGTTAAAATCGAGTTGTGCCCAGCTGCGATTGCCGGCAAACTGCTTAAATGCATCGGTTGCTTCGAGCAGAGAGATATTAACGTTGACGCCAAGATCCTCTATCGCTTCGGTGGAGCCTAGCATACCGGATCTAATCCGGTCCATGACATCCTCCATGGTGCGTCCTGTACTGGAGGAGATGACAGCCGCCGCCTGGAGTAAGTCCTGCGTGTAACGCGCAGTCTCATCTGCTCCCGATGCAAAACCGCTGATAAGGTTGGCAAATATCGCGCCATATCGCGTCGCCTCGGACCGTGCCATGCCCCATAGATGCGCCTGCTCACTTACCCATCTGTTAAACGATGCGGCGCTACTGCCCATCAAGCGATCAATCTGTTGCAACGCCGCCTCAAAATGGATGGCTTCTCTTGTTGCAGCGCGAATACCAAGTGTGGCTCCGGTTGCGGCTAGTATCGCGGTGATTGATCGCATCGTCTTATTGACGCCATTCTTAAATTTTTCTAAATCTTTTTGCGCCTGCATCATGCTCCTGCGCATCTGACTAAAGTCAGCGCCGGCACGCACCATCAATGTTCTTGATACAACCACATTCTCACCTCACTCTCCGGCTAATAAAAAAGAGAACGGATCAATTCCGCTCCCTTACCTCTGTTTTCCCGCCCATCTGTGCGTTGATCGCTTTGATTTGCGCAAGTAATTGCTCATCTGACATAGGTTCCGGTTTTTTGATTTTGTTTAGTATCCCTTTAAGATCGGGCATGCGCTTAACCCGCTGCCAATAAGCCGTCAGATAAGCTAGTATCAATCCTTCTTCGCTGTCTTGTTGCAATCTTCGGTTATATTCTTGTATGTGCAGATTAAGCTCATGCGGCGTCATCTCGTTGTACTGCTCAATGGATAAACCTATGCGGATTGCCGCTCTTAGGCTTTGCTCCCAGTCCCATTCTTCTGCTTCCCCGCGTTTCCCTCCGCATCACCAACGCTCCCAAATGCAACGGCAAACGCCTCTTGCATCTTATCGATGATGTACTGATAGGTTGGAGCCTGGTCAAGCAGATCCTCCATGTCCTCCAGTTTTAAGTCCTCGCCGTTTTTTCTTGCATCGCTCAATAGACCGCAATAGACGATCTTTTCGATTTCTTCAACAGCAAATTCACCCTCTTGATTCGCCGTCATATCCACTCCTAACGCAGCCATTGTCTTGAGTGCTTTATGTCCAAAGCGCAGTTCGCGCGGTCTGTCTAACTCGATAATTACTACATCGTTGTTTTTGCTCATGTGTTGTCCCTCCAGGTTAAAGTGTTCCTGGGGCGGTTAAGCCCCAGGTTGTGCATTACGGATTAGGTAATTCAAGGGTCGGCTTGCCAGATACTTTGATTGTGATTTCAAAGCCAACAGCTTCCTCTAATTCAGCAGTTGTTTGAAACGCTGTAACAACGCCTTTAAACTTCCAACTCGCACCCATGGATGCGGGAAATTGAATCTCGAAGTCTTCAACAGTGCTTGCCTCAAGCGCTGCATAAACGGCAGCTTGACCAGGGTCGGACGGTTTAAAGTAACCCGATGCGGTTACCTCGCCGCCATCCTTAAAGCCGCCGATAAACTCGCGATATTCCCCTTCGCTTTCCAAGGTTGTTACATCAATGGTCTCTTGTGTCATGGACGGGGACGAGATCGACGTAAGCAATCCCACAGGTACTCCAGGATTACCAATGAGTAACTTAGTGCCTAATGCTCTTTGTGGCACGGGTCATCAATCCTCCTTGTAAAATACTGAAAACTCAATTGGACAGCGGTGTAATGCTGCCTGAGCTTCATATAATTCGACTGGCATCTCGTATGTCAAGTCGTCGATATAAGGACCTGCCGAGCCAATTTGGCGGCCAGGGAAAGACAATAAAATAGCGATCACCTTTTTCGCGATCGCCTTCATTTCGCTATATTTCTCCGCAATGACATTGATTTCGCCGCGGACTTCTTTGCTTGAGAGGTATCCCTCTGTTATCGTCTTGTCCCGCAAACCTTCACTCGATGAATAGATGATATAAGGGACTCCGTTGTGTTTGGTCGCCTCCGGAGCATCGAGTGGATAAACCCTGTTGTGGACCTCCGGTATGGCGATTAGTTCTTGCCGCAAAGCAGGTTCAAAATCCAACTCGATCACCCCTTTAGCGCCTTGTCTACTTCTTTCATCGCCACTTCCAGCACACTGCGTCTGATTCTCTCCTCGTTGTCATCGATTGCACGCCGCATAAAGCGGTATCCGGGAATGTACTTGCCATCTACTGTCATAAAGCCGTACTCCTGCGACGTTGGATAGTAGTAGCGTTTTCCGTCTTTCGTCTCTTTGACAAAAATGTGATTTTTAGCGGGATCCATCATTACGTTGTAAACCGCCCTGCCAGGCACTCGTCGTCTAAACTTACCGCGCCTTAGGACGATTCCTCGTTTGAGTTCTCCGGTGTCCTCCGGTGCATTGGCCCTTGCATCCTTATACGCAATGCG